AGTGGGGTCGTGAGGACGAGGCCGAAGCCACCGCCCCCGAGGAGAATGAGTAAATGGATACCAGGCTAGATGCAATACGCGACCTGATTATTAAACGTGAAAAAGAGATAGATGAAATTGAATGGGCGGACCCGCAGGATCCGAGGATCGAGGGACTGCTGCGCGAGTTAAACGATTACAAGAAACGAGAAGAGGACGGCGAGATATACGAGCCGAGGTTTTGATATGCTAACAGAAGTAAAAGAAGTAATCATCGAAGAGACGACGTACTCGGACAGTGCGTTTGGTGTGACTGAGGAGGGGGACGGTGTGTTCTTCAACGCTCGGATTGTGCAGCGCATGGGTCTGAAGGGTGGGCAGACGGTGCAAGCGTACCTTGTTCCTAACTTTCCTGATAAACGTGACAGCATACCGTGGAGGGCGATGCGTGTTGAGGTGACGCACGAACAAGAGAACATCGAGGTTGTGTCGCACACGCTGCTCGACAAGGTCCACCGCCTGTTGAAAGAGGACAACGGGTATTGGACATTAACCGAACTGGCTGAAGAGTTGGACGAAGAGACCGATGTTGTGCGTACCGTGTTGATTAGCGACAAGTCAATCATGAGTACGTTGGTTTACTTCATGTGACTTGCATTCTGCATGCGACTGGTGTAGGGATAAGCAACATATTTCGTACAACAGGAGATCGACATGGCGAAAGCAAAAAAGAAGGAGGCACCAAAGTTCAAGAACGTAGCCGTTTTGTTGGACGACCACGCGATGCTTCATGAATTGGCGACCGACGACCAGAGGTCCATGGCTCGACAGCTATCTGTCTTGATAAGAAAAGCCTATGAAAACAAGAATAACTCTGGTATGGTTGCTTCGTAGGACATGCTCCATACACTGCTCGATGAGGCCCACGCCTGTGGCTTTATCGCCTCAATAACTCCCCGCCTGGCTAGGTTTCGCACTGCAACGGCGGGGATTTTTTTATTGAAAGTCTTGAGGAGTTAGTTCCTCGAACCGAGACGCAGGTTTAAACATGCTGATCTTCACGCGCTGACGAAAGAACGTAGCGTGTTGCGGATAGTCTCGGGCAAACCACTCAGTATAGAATGTTCGATGGTTGTTGTTTAACTTGAACGATGTCTTACCGTCCACATCGGGACGGTCAGTGTGCCACCTGATCCGCTCAAACACAGACTGGGAACCGTAGTTACGGAAGCCCCGATTAATTATGTCGAAAGTAAACCGACAGAACAGTTCGTATATCTCGGGGTGTTCCTTGTGGTACTTGATCGCGGCCTCTTCCATCTGATCGTATCGGGTTCGCTCACGGGTGAAGTTCATCTCTACTTGTGTCATAGCTTGGCCTCGTTTGGTTTACCCTTCTTGCCTCGGCGCATACGCTCTGGCTCTTTGCTGTAGCCTCGGATCTGCGTGACGTTGTGCTTCTTCATCCCTTTCAAGAATGCTTTGGCTACGTCCTCATCCAACCCTGTCTGCATTGAAAACTCTTTGGCCCCAGTATCGAGGTGCCTGAGACCACGCTTGTAGTCTACGATTGTTTCGATAGCAGCCTCGTGCTTTAGTCTATTGCTTTTAGTGTCAGCCATTCTCGTGCCTCTTCTCCTAATACTTTTGCACCGATATCAATCTTGGCGCGAAGGGACTTGACGATCTTCTCATCGATGGTGCCCTCGCATATCAGATCCACATAGGTGACGGGGTTCTTCTGACCGATACGATGCGCCCGATCTTCAGACTGGATCCTTGTCTCCAGATTAAAATCGTTGGCGTAGTATACCACAAGATCAGCCTCGGTCAGAGTTAAACCATATCCTGCGGTAGCGGGGTTGCCGACAAAGTATTTCAGTGGGTGGTTAGGGTCTTGGAAGTTGCGTACGATATCGTTGCGCTCCTCATCCCCTGTGTCCCCGAAGTACCCTGCGGCGGAATGTTTGCCGTACTTTTTCTGCAACGTAAGGACGATGGCTTGTATGTCATAGCGGAAGCGAGACCAGATGATTGCTTTACCATTGTGCTCCTCCATGATTTCTTCGAGCGCGTCCATGCGTTTGGTTGGGAAGGTAACGATCTTACCTTCGTCAGTCTTGATGTGGCCCGACAACACTTGCTGCAACCTGAGTAGCTGCGTGATTACCGCAGGTGCGGTGACCATCTCGCCATCATCAAACAGCATCAAGGCTTCCCGTTGGATGCGTTCGTACATCATCTTCTGTTCTTTGGTCAGTGGTATGTACCGAGCGGTGTATGTTTTCTCTGGCAGATCGAGGCAGTCTTTCTTGAGCACCCGATAGCTGTATCGATCAATCCGATCTGTCAGTTCATCGAGGTTGCGATACCCCACCACCTGTGTGAACGAGCGACCACCCATGTTTTGTTTTTTGATCACGGCATACCTGCTTTGGAATGCCCAGTAGGAATCATATCCAAGGAGACCAGGTCGAAGGAACTCACACTGCGAATACACATCGAGGGGGGACTTGGTTACGGGCGACCCAGTCAAGAGCCGACGGTACGAGAACCCCGCTGCGATTTTCATGAGCGACTTGGTGCGCTTGGCCTTGTGGTTTTTGATTGTGGTGCTTTCATCGATGGCAATCAGACCGAACTTGCCTAGTTTGTTTGCCAACCAGATCCCTGCGTTCTGTCCTTTGACAGTTGAGAAGGCTTCGACGTTCATCACGAAGATGGTCAAGCCTGAGTATGCGTCTTTGATACTGTTTAATTCTTGTTTTTGTTTCTTGTTAGGTGATGAGACCCATCGGATCACTCGATGCGGTACGTCATCCGACATGTGTTCTGGAATTTCTTTCGCAACCCAGTTGCGGTACACACCTTTTGGTGCAATGATAAGAGCGAAGTTGCACTTACCTTCGAGGAACAGCGTACCGAGGTTGTCGATTAGAACCTTCGACTTGCCTGTTCCCATCTCCATAAAGAACCCATATGCGTCCTTGCTTCCAGCGTGGTCCATTGCCGTCCGTTGGTGGTCATATGGTTTCGTTTTGAATTTATAGTTGACAGTCATTTGTATCCTCCTATACAGTCCAAGGTACGACACTCGAACTTGTGTGTCAACCACAACCCTGAAGAGGAGGAAACTTTGAGGAAACTATTTCAACTTTGGCGTGGCGACGAAGGCTTCAAGGAGTATGACCTTGGGCGCGTTGCAGAAGCTGCGTCAGCAACTCAGTTCCAGAAAGCTAAACTGGGCGCTGAGAAAGAAGACAACGATAAGGCTAGACGAAGTCGTATCGCATGGCTGTCTGATAACACTTGGTTAAAGGATAGACTGTGGCGTTTTGCAGAGGAGGCAAACAGAAGAGCGTTTGCATTCGACGTAACACGATGCTGCGATGTGCAGTATACTGAGTACCATGAAACAGAGAGGGGTCATTATGACTGGCACGTTGATGTGTCGTTCACCAATGACGTTCCCTATGATCGTAAGATATCTCTCACGGTACAACTGAGTGACCCGAGCGATTACGAGGGCGGTGACTTTGGTATTCACAATCAGACACTACCTGATTGGCACAAAGAAAAGGGCACTGTCTTGGTATTTCCAAGCTACATGCTGCACAAAGTAAACCCCGTAACAAAAGGCATTCGTCGTTCTTTGGTTGCGTGGTTCGAAGGTCCACGGTGGAGGTAACAATGACCGAGATATTTGAAGACATGTTCGACGAGGCTGATGCATTAGCCAGTGTCGATGAAGGAACTGGAAAGCAATTAAGCCAACTGGTTCGGCAACTCCGTAGCGTCGAGCAACAGATCGAGGAGACGGAGCAACACTTGAAAAGTTTGAAGGCTGAGAAGCAGAAGCTGTCTATTGAAGGCATCCCTAATCTCATGGATGAGATGGGTGTCGAGCGGCTTGATGTGGACGGTGTCTCGGTGGAGCGTAAGCTCATCGTGCAAGCATCTATTCCCGTAGGTAATCGGGAAGAGGCTTTCGAATGGCTGAGAGATAATCAATTGGATGACATCATCAAGAACGATATCATCTGTTCTTTCGGCAAGGGGCAAGACAATCTAGCAGGAGATGTCGTTGGTATCCTGCAAGACAAAGGGTTCCCCGTTACGACGAAAACCTATGTTCACCCTTCTACATTGAAGGCGTTTGTAAAAGAACGCTTTGAGAATGGTAAACCAATCGACCTCGATATGTTCGGGGCATTCATCACCAACGCAGCACAGATACGGAGGAAAGCGTAATGGATAATTTTGAAGAACAGATGGAAGATCGTTTGATCGAACAGCAGATTGAAGACGAACTTCAAACTCTCGCGGAACTTGAGGCTGATATGAACACGGTTCAGAAGGCTGCATACGCGCACTTGTCAAAGGGAAAGAACATGGCAAAGGAACGTATCGCTTTGATCAAAAGTATTCTTAGTGATTATAAATATGAGGTAAAAAACAATGGCTAACGCGGTAGCAAAAAAGAAAAATGCAGAGTTAAGCACAGACGTAATGGACGATATGTTCGCAGACGGTGGAGAAGGTGCAGCCTTTGACGCCAGTGAACTGATGATCCCATACGTTCGTCTGGCACAACAGATGTCACCACAGATTAACAAGAAGGACGCCAAGTTTATCGAGGGTCTTTCGTCTGGTGATATGTACAACACCCTGACCAACGCAGTCTATGACGGCGAAGATGGTTTGAATGTTGTTCCCTGCTACGTCACGACTAAGTATGCCGAGTTCGTCACACGCGAGAACGGCGGTGGGTTTGTGCAGGAGATCGATGCAAGTGATCCTGTGATTACCCAGACCACCAAGGAAGGTACGATGGACATCCTTCCGAGCGGCAACCAACTGGTCAAGGCAGATGAATACTATTGCCTGATCGTAGACGATGAAGGTGGTTGGGAACCTGCGGTGGTAGACTTCAAGGTCACGGCGATGAAAGTCTCCAAGCGTTGGAAGACACAGATCGCTATGAACAAAGCAAAGAACCCGAAGACAGGGCAGATGCAGATCCTTCCTATCTTTAGCACCGTTTGGAAACTCACCACTGTGGATGAGACCAACAAGCGCAACGAAACCTACTCCAACTATTCGGTCTCCAAGGTTGGGGCGATAGAAGATCGTAACCTGTATCAAGAAGCTAAGACGTTTCGTCAAAGCATTGCCGCAGGTGAGGTTAAGGCTTCAGAGGGTAAGCAAGCAGAGAAGACTGCTGCTCCCGTAGCGGATGATGAAATCCCATTTTAAGTAGCCTTGGACGCGGGGGCAAAAGTTAACAGTCAACCGCGTCCAGTTAACCTCAACAGGAGCCAAGCATGTCTGATGCAAAAAGATTGTTGGCTGCGTTCGGAGGTTCGGATGCAGCATACGGAACAACAAACGTGGGCCGACGTGGCAAGAACGGCAAGACCCAGGCGGAAAGTCGCGTGGTTCATGGCACGTTGGACGAAGAAAAAATACAGGCGCACATCGACGGCAAGCAAGGCGTGGGTTCTATTCCGATTAACTCCTCGAACGATTGTAAGTTCGGAGCATTGGACATCGATACCTATGACTTAAACCTAGAAGCGTTGAACCAGAAGGTACAAGCAATGAAGATGCCATTGATCTTGTGCCGCTCGAAGTCAGGTGGTGCACACCTGTTTTTGTTTCTGAAAGACTGGGAACCTGCGGCTTTGATCCGAGAGTATTTGACAGAGATGTCGATTGCCCTTGGTCACAGTGGCTGTGAGATATTCCCCAAGCAAGATAAGATCCTCGCGGAACGAGGGGACGTTGGTAACTTTATCAACATGCCGTATTACAATGCGGAAGAGACTATGCGTTATGCCATGGACAAGAAGGGCAACGCTATGGAACTCGAGCAGTTTCTGAAAGCTGTCGATAAGGCACGGGTCAGTGCAGCGGACTTAGACAAGCTGACATTTGGTGGAGACCGAAAGCATTTTACCGACGGGCCATACTGCCTCGAGGTCATGGCATCACAGGGAAAGATCAGGGACAACCGCAACATCACGATGTTTGCCGTGGGTGTGTACTGTCGGCTCAAGTGGTCGGACGATTGGAAGAAGCATCACGAGGAGTATAACCGTATGCTTTGCGACCCTGCGCTCGAGGCAACGGAGATTGTAAACATACAAAGATCCTTGGAGAAGAAGCCTACATACTTCTACCAATGTGATGTGTGTCCGCTCAAAGATTTCTGTGACAAGAATGTATGCAAGACCCGACCCTATGGCGTGGGCAACCAAGCCCCCGACATGCCAAACGTAGGGGGTCTGACGATCCTGCTATCAGAACCACGCCTGTACTTCATGGATGTGGACGGGCAGCGCATGCAACTAAACACGGAGCAACTACAGAACCAAAGCCTTTGGCAACGTCAGTGCATGGAGCAGCTAAGTATGATGCCTCCCACACTCAAGGCACAGAAGTGGCAACAGATGGTCAACGAATTGATGTCGAAGTCTGTGAAGCAAGAGGTTCCAGAAGAGATGACGATCAAGGGTCAGTTCAAAGAACTGTTGCAGGTGTACTGCACGAGCCGCATCCGAGCCATGGTTCCCGAGGAGATGGAGATGGGCAAGCCGTGGACCGAGGATGGTTACACGCGGTTTACTATCGCAGGGATTATGCAGTTCCTAAAGAACCGAGGGTTTAACGAGTATACCAGAGCCGAGGTACAAGAGCGGCTGAAAGAAATGAACGGGGGGCAGGAGTGCCATGGTCACCACGCTATCAGAAAGACTGATGGCAAGCGGTCAACGCTGCGTGTCTGGTGGGTTCCTGCGTTTGAGCAAGCTGAAATAGAATTAGAAAGTGAGGGCATGAACAATGACATTCCATTCTGAAGAAAAACTAATGCGGATAGCGGAGGTCACCGACTGGCTGAATGTATCCAAGTCCACGATATACAAGTGGGTAAAAGAGGGCACCTTCCCCAAGCCTATTATCTTGGGCGAAGAGAGTGGATCCAAGAACAACACCAGTCGTTGGGTTGAGGCCGAGGTTGTGAAGTGGTTGGCGACACGCCCACGAGGTAAAAATGACGAATGAGAAGTTAATCCTCGGCCCACCTGGTTGCGGTAAAACTTACACTCTGATCCGACGGATACACCAAGCCTTCGAGGATGGTGTTCGCCCCGAGGAGATCGCGTTTGTTTCATTTACCCGCAAGGCCATACAAGAAGCGGTGGAGCGTGTGCTCGATGAGTTCGGCATGGACATCAAGCAGCTTGCGTACTTCCGCACCCTGCACTCGATAGCCTTCCGCGCCTTGGGTCTGACCCGTGGCAGCATCATGGACAAGGATGATTGGGCGGCAATGGGTAGGCACCTCGGCGTGTCGTTCGACGGCATGGATAAAACAGATCCAGAGAAAGGTCGGCTCGTCGTCGAGACAGGGGGCGGTGACGGCAGCAAGTATATGCGTATGATAGACAGGGCCAGATACCGTGGCGTGTCACTGGAGCAGGAGTACAACGAGGAAGGTGACCACAATATGCACTACGTTAAGATGGTGCAGATTGAGAAGAGCATGACCGTCTATAAGACTATGCAGTCCAAGTTGGATTTCGTTGATCTGATCGAGAGGGCCATGAGCGTGGAGTTCCCTCGGTTCAAGTTACTGATCGTGGACGAAGCACAGGACCTCACGCCTTTGCAGTTGGACATGGTCAAGCACATGGCTGCATCCTCGGATGAGGTGATCTATGCAGGGGATGATGATCAGGCTATCCACAGATGGACGGGCGTTGACGTAAAGAAGTTCATCACTCTGACCAACAACATCGAGATATTGAGCCAGTCGTATCGGTTGCCTCGAAAGATCCACGGCCTGTCTCAGAAGATAGCGAAGCGTATACACAGACGTATACCCAAAGACTTTCATCCTCGAGAAGAGGAAGGCAAGATCGACTATCACCTTACTTTGGATACGATCCCCTTACATCAGGGGTCATGGACCATCATGGCTCGAACCAACAGTTTCGTTAAAGAGTTTGCAACCAAGTTGCGGGAGGCGGGGTACATGTATAGTGTGAAGGGGCACCCGTCCATTGATCCCAAGGCAGGTCAGGCCATTGTGTTGTGGCGTATTTTGCAGGGTGGTGGGCGTATCAACATCGTCCAAGCCAAGGCACTGTACGACGCTGTACCAAAGCGTGGGGAGCATAAGGTAGTGAAGCATGGGGCAATAAAGCTGCTCGACGCTGCGCCTCCTGAGAAGCTGTTCTGTTACGAAGATTTATTGAGGTATGGAATGGAAGCCCCATTGGACCGAGATCCGATGGACGTGGTACGATTAGGCAGCGATGATAAGCTGTACGTTCAGTCTATTGAGCGGAGAGGGGAGAGCATAACCGAACCGCCTCGGATCAAAGTGTCTACGTTCCATGCCATGAAAGGCGGCGAGGATGACAACTGCGTTGTGTTCTTGGCATCTACAAAAGCAAGTGTGCGAAGCAAGCACCCAGACGATGAGCACCGTGCGTTCTATGTTGGCATCACAAGAGCCAGAAAGGAACTGCACATATTGGACACAGATAAAACATACAGGTACGAGCTATGACAGACAGAAAAATAACTTTGGAAGAATGGCAGGAAATGACCAAGCTCGAGATGCGGATGCGCGTCTCGGACAATACAAAAGATGAGGACATCGACGCCTTGCGTTTCACTTGGGATGCGGAGTGCGACACCTTTGTTGTGGCAGGATATGAGGGAGTGAAGCATTGAAACGAGATGAGGTCCTAGAGAAGGCAGGAGAATACATCAACGGTGATCGAGCAAAGGATTACGGAGATGCATACGATAACTTCACGCGTATCGCTGACGGGTGGAACCTGATCGTCAAGGAAGCCCAAACAACCAACGGGTACATCACCCCACGGCATGTGGCTTTGATGCTCGACTGGATGAAGACAGCGCGTCTACTGCACAACTTAGATTCCACAGACGGATGGGTGGATAAGGTTGGGTACAGTGCGTTGGGCTGCGAGTGCACTGACCGAGAGAATGAGATAGCCAAAAGGTTGAATTTATTTATGGCGAACAAAGATGGATAATTTGTTTGGCAGCGACCTGCATCACCAGATCAAGAACGAACTGAACCTGATCGACAAAGATTGGAACATCCCATCGGAGTTCCCTGACCTGACGGGTCATAAAGAAATAGCCGTGGACCTCGAGACCAAGGACCCCAACATCAAAACACTGGGACCAGGTTGGGCGCGGAACGACGGGCACATTATTGGTGTGGCTGTAGCCGCAGGAGAAGACAAGTGGTACTTCCCCATGCGTCACCAGAACGGACACAACCTCGATGCAAAGATGGTGCTCAAGTGGATCAACAGGCAACTGTCTATCCCCGACATGAACATCATCATGCACAATGCGACGTACGACGCAGGATGGCTCCGTGCAGAGGGGGTAGAGATCAAGGGCAACATAATCGACACGATGATAACAGGGGCACTGGTGGACGAGAACAGGTGGTCCTTTGGCCTAGACGCTATGGCCCGTGACTATGCAGGTATCCGCAAGGATGAGAAGCTGCTCAAGGCTGCGGCTGAAGCGTGGGGCATCGATCCCAAGGCGGAGATGTGGCAGCTACCACCTATGTATGTCGGGGCATATGCAGAACAGGACGCCCTTGCTACGCTCAAGCTGTGGCAGTCTTTGAGGATTGAACTGGAGAAGCAGGACCTGTGGTCGATCTGGCGGCTGGAGACGGGACTGATCCCCTGCCTGTTGGACATGCGGAGCAGAGGTGTGCGCGTAGATCTGGACAAGGCAGACCGTAACAAGAAGATCATTAAGAAAGAAACAGACGCCCTGCGTAAGGTTATCAAGAAAGAAGCAGGGATCGACGTAGACATTTGGGCATCCGCTTCAATCCAGAAGATGTTCGAGAAGTTAGATATGGATTACCCGCGCACCGATAAAGGTGCACCATCCTTCACCAAGGCATATCTCAACAGTCACGAGGCCAAGGTGTGTCAGGCGTTGGTGCGACTGCGCGAGTTCGACAAGGCTGACAGCACGTTCATTGATAGTATCCTGCGGCACGAGCACAACGGGCGGATCCATACCGAACTGCACTCCACGCGGAGAGATGAGGGTGGCACTGTCACGGGTAGATTTTCAGCATCGAACCCCAACCTCCAACAAATTCCTGCACGGGACAAGGAACTCAAGAAGCTGATCCGAGGTTTGTTTATCCCCGAGGACGGGTGCAAGTGGGGGTCCTTCGACTACTCGAGCCAAGAACCGAGGCTCTTGGTACACTTTGCTGCAAACATGCCAGACATGATGCGCGGTCCGTTGGTCGATAACATCGTCGAGGAGTTCAACAATAGTGACGTGGACCTACACCAGATGGTTGCGGATTTGGCAGGGATCACTCGCAAGGAAGCAAAGACAGTGAACCTTGGTATTATGTACGGCATGGGTGTTGGTAAACTGGCAGACCAGTTAGCTATTTCTAGCGGCGAGGCAAAGGAATTGATTGACAAGCACCACCAGAAGGTTCCGTTTGTTAAGCAGTTGGCGACGGCGGCATCGAACAGGGCAGGGGACAAGGGACAGATCCGCACACTGTTGGGTAGACTGTGTCGCTTCGACCTGTGGGAACCAAGCACGTTCGGGTATAACAAACCTCTGCCATACGAGGAGGCTAACAAAAAGTATGGGGGCATGGGCAAGCTAAGAAGAGCGTTTACTTACAAGGCGTTAAACAGATTGATCCAAGGCTCGGCGGCGGACCAAACCAAAAAAGCCATGCTCGATTGTTACGAGGCGGGACTTACTCCTATGCTGACGGTGCATGATGAGTTATGCTTTAACGTAGAGGGGCAGGAGCAAGCTGCTCAAATACAGGAAATTATGGAAACTGGTGTGCCGCTCAAAGTCCCTTCGAAAATTGATGTAGATATCCAAGATGATTGGGGTGAAATAGAATGAACGAACCAATTAATACCCTCGGCTTTAAGGAAATGCACCCGATGCAAGTGGAGGCTTTGGTTGATTTGATTAACCGCGCACTAAATCTGGCATGCGTAACTGGGGACGAGGCCATTATCCAAGAGATTGAACAGGCTTCCGACGAAGTCATACACCTGTTTGGTGGCAACGGGGTGTCGGTTAAGATCGACGTGTGAACTAGCGGTTCAACAACTCTCGGGTCCGAGGATCAGGGAGCAGTCGTGGGTCTACCTGTTGAACGGGGTTGCCACCGAACCGATTAGCTGAAGGCCGAGGTATCGGAGTTGACTGTGGTGGAGCGGGTAGTTGAACGGGGTTGCCACCGAACCGATTAGCTGAAGGTGCGGGTCGAGGTGCAGGTTCCTCGTCACGGGTCAACTTAGTTCCACGCAACTCTTTGTAGATGTCCCGCAAAGGTCCTCGAGTTTGTTTGTAAATTTCTGAGTTACCTGCGTTCCGCATCTTGCGTCTTGCATCATCCGATAGTTTGAATGGCTCGAAGCGTCCACGCATAATCCCATCAGCGCCACCGATCTTGTTTTTTTTCAAAATCTTACGAATTTCCCCTTTGCCCAAACCAAGGGTTTGTAGATCCTCGATCACTTGGAAGTATTGTTCATCTATTCTTCGTTTACTGTTGTTGGCTCGTTGATATGCTCTAACCATTTGATCCGCAGTTAAGTTACCATCGTCAAGAACCCCGTTAAAGATTGCTTTAGCGTCCGTTTGAGCACGTTGTAAACGTCCCGCGTTAATTCGTAGGGCAAACTCAGGGTCGAATTTCATCGGCGTAATACCAGTAAACACGCGGAACATTTCTTCTGATAGCTTACGTTCTCTCAGAAGTTTGTCTTTTGGACTTATAACACCTGGTGCTATTGATCCGACAACGCCTCGGGCAAATCTACTGGGTTCAAAAAACTCCGATACTCCTCCACCAATATTTGCAGGGTTCAAGTTTTTGATCTCCGCAGGAACTACGTTTGGTACAATTCCCTCTAGAACGTGAGCAAAACTCTTCCCGAGAATGTCCCCCGTACTATCTTCAGGATTGTAAACCCTCGCACCTGTACCTGTCTTACCACCTCGAGCAGTCACATCTAACATTGCTTCAGTCACAATGGACTGGCTTAAAAACGGCTCGAAGAAATCTTTGAGCGTTTCAAACCCTGCCCGTAGTGTGATCTCACCTGCTGATTTACCCTGACGATACCCTTCATCTGCTTCGTTAATTGCAGCGTTAAACATGGAGATTATAGAGTCATATGGGTTGGTGGTACTGAAGTTGACGTACTGCAAGTTGCCGTCCTCATCCCGACCAATCGGGACAAGCACCGCGTTCTTTTCCCATGGTGCAGAGAAGGAGCGTTGGTACGCTTTCATTTCGTCACGGCTTACGCCTGAAGCAGCATATCCAAAGTTAGCTACGGCGGCTGGCATAACACCAAACGTACCAATCGCCCCTGCCATACGGCGGCGTCCGATGTTGCGAATACCCTCTGCATTTGCAGGGTTCATCTCTTCGATAGCCTGACGGATTGTGTTGCCGCCTGTACGGAAGATTTCATACGGGAAGGTGATGAAGTTACCAACAGGCAACTTACGCGCAGCTTTGATTAATTCAGGAGCTTTGTTATAGTTTGGTACGGTATCCCGTACGATTTGCGCGGCTCGATCTTTCAGCAATTCATCCATCTTGGATGGGTCAGAAATAATCTGCCGACGCATCTGTGGGTTCAAGTCTTGGCCCTTGGTCAAATATTTATATTGGTCCACGGGGTTCATTTCGCGCAACGCGTTACGCAGTTTGTTCGTTTCGAACTGATAGTTGTAAATTTTCCAAAAGTCGTCTGAGTTTTGATAGGCGTCTTCGAACATCTTGGTGCCCTTGCCCACAGTCCGAGCCAGTTTTGTGTCAGCAAGTTTGCGTCCAGCCTCCCCGCCCAATGCTTCCGACAAACCTTTAGGTCCACGGGTCGAGTACCCGATACCCTTGTTGATCATGTCTTGAATTTCTCGAAGCTCCGTCTGGGTTCCGATAATGCCTCGACGCTGCAAGTCAGCAAGCTCGTCAAGTACCTCGTCTTCAGGGACCTTCTCAAACATCTGCCTGAACGTCATCTTCATAGAATCCCCAAGGCTACCCTTCATACCACGTCCGATATTGCCTTGGCTCAAAGCAAACAAGGATGCCGTGGTAAAGTTACGAACCTGCGTGACAGGAGACAGAACAGTCTTGGAGTATTGTGAAATACCTTTGCCTCGGAGGAACGTGTCCCATACGCCTCGGATAGCCGTCGATCCAAACCCGTCCTCCGCTAACACCGTCTGGGTCAAGTCTTTGTAGATGCGCTCGGGCACAATGTACCCATGCAAAGAACCCCAGCCTGAACGATCCACGGCCTCATCTAGCTCATCTGTTGCTTCACCTCGTAGGGTGCTTCGACCTCTTGCGCTACCAAGCTGCACATACTGCCCACTATCGAGCATTTGTTTTTGTTGTAGCGGGGTCATGCTAGTAGGATCGATAAAGAATTTACCAAACCCATCGTTGGCTTGCGCCATAGTTTTTAGGTTACCAAAGTATTCATCCACAGCTTTGAATTGTGCGAGATCCGCTACTGTACCGATGAACGCTTCTCTCGGGTCATCGATCTCTCCAAGCAATTCCCTTTGGTACTTGGGTAGATACTTACGCTCCATAAACATACCCGTGTCCAAACGGTTCTCTGCTACACGGCCTCCGCTTAGTTTGGCGTTGGATCTATTACGCAAGCGATTGCGCCCAAGAAAACTATCTCGAGCAAGTCGAGCAGCTTCGTCTGTAACCTTACCCTCAATAACAATACGCTGTTGGTCTCCCGCCCCTAGACGTTGAGCACCAATACGCGTTAACTCTGCATCGGTAAACAACCCTTCTGCATCACCCCGAGCCATCTTAGTTAGTTCGGACTGAACAGCTTTTTTGTCCTTCTGGAACTCTTTGGTAGCTATGTTTAGCTGTTCGCCTGTTGGAGTATACGTCTTGTCTTCGAATACGCGGTAACGGCGACGGAGGTACGAGTTTATGTTTTCGTTGATCACATCTTTAACGGCACGACCACTGGCCTTATCAACAAAATTATTTTCCTTTAGGAAATTACTGTTCAACACGCCTTCACTTAGGTCGTTGACCTGTTGACGCATGTTCTGCACATCACTCCGAATGTTCGAAGGTAACTTGGACAAAAACTTTTTCTTAGTCTCAGCGTCTGGGTTGGTCAGATACTCTTCGATGTTGTCGAAGATCATTCGACGTTCGACTTCGCTATCCACTTCCTTGCCCATCTTACCAATCGCATTGTCGATGTTTCTCTCGAGCTTGTTCAGTGTGACCTCGGCACGTTTAATATATGGCTGCACTTTACCCTGCACCAACAGACGTTCAGTTGCCATTTCTTCTGGTAGATAGGAGCGGTAGCGTAACGATCCCAAGGCGTCAGCAATGAACTGTTCGCCTCGACCCAAGTCTGCTTCACCTGGATTTACACCAAACACACGACGGCGTTCTGCATTCTTGAGATACTCACGGGTACGATTGACCAAACCCTTACCTGCTTGCACAGGCTGGGACTCTCCAACCGCCCGACCTACAGCCTGTCCTGTTTGTGTTTGAGCGGCTTTCTGTGCACCTACACCTAGTCCAGACAATACGCCCTGTGCCACACCACCAAGCAACGCGGCTTCTGTGCCGACTTTAAACTTGTTACCTAGACGACGAAGCGCCTCTTCCCGACCCGACAGTCCCAACTCTTGGTTGGTTGCGGTAGGTCCGCCATCAAAGAAATCACCTACCGTAGTTGTTCCGTCGTTAGCTACGGCTGCATCTACGGCCCCCGCTGCGGCAAGCTCCTTTGCAGCCTGACCAAAGCGTTGTGACCGTGTCATAGGACCTGTGGCACCTCGAGCAAGACGTGCCGCCTTACCTGCCTTAGATACCATGCCAGCCACACCTACACCTGGAATAACAAACTGGGTTATGATCTCTGCGCCTTTGCCCACAAAACCTGTGGGATCCAAGCCTAGATAATCACGGGTGGCCTCCCCCGCGTTACTAACCGCGTCCGCGTAGTCTGTATCGGCAACAAGATCGATACCCGAAGCTACGAGTTCCCCGATACCC